CCATTTTTATCTACAAACAATGTAGCCCCATCAAACGACTGAGCTTCTAGGTTAAATGAACCATGCTGCGTCTGCGAAACAACTTCAATGTTAGACGGTGTTTGACCTTTAACTAAAAACTCTGCTCCCTTACAAAACACTTGCAAGCCGCGATCAGGGTTAATATCAACAATGTCAGTTAAACTACGAGAATCAATCGTGACAAAGATACCTTCATCATCCTCGCCTTCTTCACCAAAAAAATCGTAATAGTTACCAGCTCTACTCGTAAATATACTTTGCGGCTTAGACTTGCTTCCACCTAACCATAAACGGCCTTCATGGAATACGCCTTGCTTAGGATACCCTCTAGCTGCAGACCATACATCTTCAGTTCTTGGTGAACCTTGGGTTGTTATCGCAAAAGCCGCAGTATCTTCTGGATCTCCTGTAGTTGGAAAACCAGTAAATAACTTATATTCTCCAGCAGAGTCATCCCTCATTGAAATGGTGTATGTATTGTAGTCTCCGCTAAAAACAGGAGTGACAGTAATTCCGCTAAAACCAAACACAGGCATTTCTTGCAAGTTTTTTTGCAAGTTAAAGGCGCTAGACTCCATTCTGTCCGTACCAGCCGCATCCGCTGCTCCGTTACCAGCGTAAGTGATGTCTTTGCTTGTTACACCTTCAACCGTAATCTTATATCTTTTCCCTACTTCAAAGCCACTAACAGACATTGTCTGTACTGCTGTAGTTGGGGGAGGGCTATCGCTATCGTTATAGTCGTACTGGGGAACATTTACAAAAGGAACTGCATCTACAGCAAATGAATTAACAGTGTCTAGTCCATCAAATACAATACGCTGGGGCGGATAGTCTTCGTGAAACATTAACATCACACCCTCAGTTTGACATACTTTTACTTCAGGAATGTCAGCACTAAGATAAGGCAAAGGTACATCCCCAACATATACGGTGTCAGTGCTTCCTGCATGAGGAACTCTATAAACTCTTAAACTTAAATTAGTTAATACAGTTAAATAACTTTTGTCGGAAGCATATTCCCAGCCAAACAATTTGTAATTGCCAACAGGAGATGATGAGCCAATTTCAGTGTTAAATACAAACTCAGCAATTTTGACCTTGTACCCACTTGGAGCAGGAAGATCAGTTCTCAATCGCCAGTATCTTTTCACTAAAGTAGACGTAGATAATCTAAAATTTCTTTCGGTTTGGTTGTCTATTTCAAATGTAGCGGCAACTGTCCAATTAATATTATCAGTAGACCATTCAATAGTAATGTTTGCAGTTTTTTGTCCTACTGCACCACTCTGAAATAAAGAACAATTTCTAACATCTAAAAATGTTTGAGCAGAAAAACTTGCACCTAAATCATAGGTGGCAATAGTAAATGGAGCTGACAAACCATCAGGCGTTAAAGTGTAGGTATTATCATTGCCGTCATTAATATTGTTGGGGTCTGTGGCATTAGCAACAACGGTTGGTAGGGGAGTATAACGAGTCAACCCCTGTAGTATTCTGGCAATAAATTGTGTTCCAGGTCTGCGCTTAACCCCACCTTGAGGCACAATAACTACGCCTTCGCCTTGTTGTACGCCCTTGTAGTATTGATCAAGATCGGTACGGCCTAGTAGTAATGGTGACAACTCACCACTAGCAAAGCTGGTTTGCATGAATTGTGACTTTGGCATATAACTTTATACCCTAATAATAGAAATTTGTGCAGCGTAAGAGCTTGGAGCAAATGAAGTTGCAGCAGAAGCATCTAGCCAACCAGCAACATCACTAACTGCCCAGTTAGCCTGAATGTAGTCACCAGCATTTAATTCCAAAGCAGCAGATACTCCAAGAGTACCCAAGACATTATTATCTTTAAGTCCTGATCGAACTGACTTTGAATCAGTTGCGCCATTGATAGTTGGGAAAAAGTAAAACGTCTTTGCGGATGCTGAAGAAGACTTGAGCTGCAAGTTGCCTTGAACCAAATAAGTACCGGCCTCAGTAAACTCAATCTTGGTGTTATCTGAGACATTACGCTTAATTGAACCATTCTCAACAGCCAAATCCCAAGGAACTTGATAGGCAGTATCTGGGTCGGTAGCAGTCTGGGTAACGCTGGCAGTAAAGATTGCACTACCAATGTTAGGAGCAGTCATCGTGTCTCTTACTATTGCAACTGTATCCTGAGCAACAGCAGTTACACGCAACATAAAGGTGTTAGCAATAGACCTTACAAGAATAAAGTCATTTACATTCAAAGACCCAAACGCCTCGCCAAAATAGTTATCAGGAAGAATGTCATCCCATGCGTCAGTTGTCTGGTAACTCCACCAAGACGGAGCTGTAGTGCTACCACCATGTCGGCTAAAGTTATTAAAATTAAAAGACATTAGTACCTCACGTTAATAAATGGGCGATCCTGGATAGCTACTTGCGGGTGTTGCTGTGAGTCAGTGTAACGAGCCATGCGACTAGCGTTTAGATATTGGTTAGCTAGTATCTGCATAGAAGAAGCACTGTCACGAATGGATGGAGCAAAGTCCATAGCCAAGGCATACTCAATCATCTTAGCAAAGTATGCAGGCCAATCAGCCTCGGAAGGCTTACGGATGTAATCACAGAAAAGTGTACCGCTATAATTGCAGTAGACTTTATTGTTTATAATTTGGTATGGGATACTGGGATCAAGTTTAATTAATGCCAGCATATCAACAGGGAGTGTGTATGAAGTTTGCCACTCGTCACCTACTGGAGCAGCTATTTCTTTACTAAGTTGTGCAACATTGCGAGCAAAACCCCAACGATGCTTGCTGAGTTCGCTTTCAATGATATTGTCGTATAGGCTAGTGGCTACAACCTGAGCACGAGTACCGCTAGTCAGGGATGTCAGTGGCACATCGCCAATAAGAATAAGAGCATTATTAATTAACGATAGCTTACTGTTTGCCATAAAAAACCTTTATTGGTAAAGAAAGGGGCCACCGGAGCAGCCCCATTCAGTTTTACTACTTAATCAGTGATGGTTGTTCCAGCCGCTGTAGTAACAACGCCTGCCGCACTAATTGATCGAACATAGGTGATGTGCAAGTAAGCTGTGCCTACTTCGCGAGTAACATTAATCTGATCACCCTTTTGGAGAACATCTGATGCTTCATCAAAGTAGCTAACAAGTTGCAGGACGGGGCCAGCAGCATTGTCAGGAGCTTCAGAAGCATTATACATCCACATAGTGCCACCAGTACCAGCACCACCAATTCTTGATAAACCTTGTCTTTCAAAAGCCATGATAATATTCCTTATGCAGTTTTGTCGTATTGAACTTTAACGATACCAAGACCGTCACGAGAAACAGCGCCAGCTTTTAGCATACCGTTACACAACCAAGAAGTGCGATCAGCAATCCAATCAACGTCAGTCTTGATGTCAATACCGATTGCAAGACCAACAGCGTCCTGAGAGAAGAAGTATGAATCAACGATGTTAGCTTCTTCAGTCAGACCACCTTCAGCACGATCTTCGATAACTACGAACTTAAAGCCACCGAAAGTATCAACGTCACCGTTGACCAGAGCTTTAACATTGTTGTAGTCAGAAGAAGTGATTTCTTCTTGGTTCAGCAGACCACCCAGACCCTGAGCATTGATAGCAGCATACAGGTTAGAGTTAGGAACGCCTTGAGCGCGGAGAGCAACCTGAGCATCAATAACCTTAGCAGTAGTCAAGTTAGTGCCGCCAGCAGCAACAGTAGCAGCGTAAGTAGCTTCTGCGTCCATTGCGTCGATAACCAACTGGTCACAACGACGACCCAGAGAGCTTGCGATGGTGCTTGCTAGTTCTTGCTTCTCGTCAAAGTTTACAGTGGCTGCATCAAACATATCTGTGTACTCTGGAGCATTCCAGTTAGACAGAGTTGCTACAGCGAAGTTGTGAGTGATGTCCATAGGAGTTACTAGATCAGAAGTAGACTTCTGGTTAGCTAGACCCTTACCCATGTTGCGGAATTTGTAGGTATCGCCTACAACGTTGTTTCGTACAGTTACAGCGCCCTTCAAAAGGCCAGCGTTTTGGTATGCGTGCTTAACAAGACTGTCAAACTCCGTTACCGCTACTGATGATAATACTTTACTCATAATGATTTCCTCGAAAAAGAGTAATAAATAATAAAAAGTTTTTCAAGGTTTTAGCTGAGTACCCGAGTAAACTTGGTCAGCATTCAACCTAAATTTACTGGGCCTTAATAGAAAGGGGTGTCCAGTGTGCCGATTATACACTTTTCACCCCATAAACTCAACCGAAGATCAACCGAAGGTGCGGGTATGAGCCTTGTCGCCACCAAACTCCTGCATCATCTTCTGTATTTTGGCTTCGTGATTAGAGTCAATACTGCGGAGGAGTTGTCCATTCTCGTTCTTCATAAACATCTGAGCTTCAATATCGCTCCAGGTCATGCCGGTAGGATGCTGTCCACCATCAATAGGTAGCTTAGTAGGTGCAGTAGCACGAACCAAATACTCTACCAACTCAATAGACTTGGCATCAGTTACCAGATCACGAACCACATCATAGTCAGAAGCATCTAAGTTGTTCTTCAGGTAGCCTTCAACATTCTTGATACGCTCTCCAGCATTGTCACCTAGTCGTGCAATCTCTTGCTCTTGGGTAACTTGTTCTACTGCTTCACCCTGTGCTGACAACAATTCCCAGGCATCACCAAATGCTTCTTGGCTCATACCTGTTTTCTCAGCAAACTCAGTTAGCTCTTGCAGTAAGGCATCGTCAGACTCAATTCCTTCTGGGCCAGCATAGCCATCTTTAGGTGCGCCAGTAAATCCACCAAACTTCTTTTCTAGTTCAGTATAGGCTTTGGCTTGCTCTGCGACAGACTTATACTTGTCGCCTTTGTACCATTCGGGTGTGTCACCTGTACCCTTGATACCATCAGATAAAAAGTATTCACCTTCACCTAGTTCGGGTGTACTTGCATCTAACAGGGTTTCGCTTATTGTTTCTTCTGGTGCGGCCTGTTCTTCACTCATAATTATTCCTTACAGTATTTTAGATTGTTGCATTTGGTTGATAATAAATTTAACAACTCCAGCCTCACCGTTATGGTAGGCGGCTTCATAATCAACATTAGAAGCACTAAAGGGGGTGTCATTGTTAAAGATAAACCGCTGCGTAATATCCTCAAGTACACGTTTGCCACCAACACTTGCGAAGCATTCGTTGTAAGCCTGAGCCAATTCAGCAGCAGCTTGTCTTTGTTTTGCGTTAGCTGCCTTTGCACCTTCTGCATCGACAGCCGTATTATTGATTGTATCCCAACTCATATAGCAGTTTGTCCTTGGTCAGTAGGGGGTTGCCCTTCAACATTCATGCCTTGTTGTGCAGCCTGAGCGCCAGCCTGAATAACTTGTTTCTTTTCTATATCACTTCTAACTAGCTCGGAAGGCATACCAGTTTTACCTGCTACCCATGTGCCAAAGTCTTCTAGCTTGAAGCCAATCTTGGCCTGATCTGGGCCAGCGTTCTGAAGTACAAACTGAACAGCCTGCTGAACACTCAAGATGTCTTCACCGTCCTGCGCCTTAGCCAATGGTGACATAAACTTAATAGCGACCTGACGACCATCTAGCTCGATAGGTGTAATGATACCCCTGCGAGTAAGTATAGCAGCAACTCGCTTAATGATAGGAATCAATACTTCGGTCTGTAATCTGCCGAAGGCAGAGCCGATGCGTTTAGCCAATTCACGCGACTCGATGGCAACCTCAGTGGCGGATCGAACAGCACCAGTAGGATCACGAAGATCGTTGAATAGGGCCTTCTTGATTGACATCTGTAGCTCATTAATTTCAAACTGTGCCAATTGTAAGTTAGAGCCTGTATCTAGGCGTTGAATAGAAGGGTTAGAGCTGTTGTTAGAACCAACTGGAATAACAATGCCTGGGCTTATATTCAAATTGTAGGGGTTAGTTACGCCATCATCGGTTGCTGTGTACATACCTGCTAGGTCAATAGCGGCCTTCTGGAGTACAAACTCTTTGGC